CAACTAGTAGCCAAACTAGAACTTCCAGAAGAAGCTAGTTCTGTACCAGATGAATCTGTAATATTGATTTCTACTGTCCCTGAAGCAGAAGCACCTCTATGTTCACATTGAACTGTAATATGTTGAGGGTTTATACTTCTTGCAATCATTGGAGATTCCCAATAAAACCCTTCTCCTACTGCAGAGTTGGCTGGGTTTACTAGAAGAGATGCGGCACCTTCAGCTTGTTGCCCCGTATCTCTAGCTATTGCAGAACCAGTTGCTGTATACATTGATACAGTACTTCCTTCTATTCCCGGGTTTGTTACCCAGTTAGTTGCTTTTTCTCCACCATTTGCTACTATAGAATATACATCTTCTGCAGTGGTGCTCGCAGCATTTGAGATTGCCACATATCTATTAACCGGATGTACTGACTGTCTAGTAGAACTATCTATGTCCCATTCTCTGTAATCCGTATGTCTTTCATTAGCCATTTATATATTCTCCTATTTATTAAAATTTATGATAGCTACAAAGCTACCCATAATAGCTGAAGTGTGTACAATAAGTATTCCCATTGCTAGTAAAATACTTTTCATTCCGTACACTTTGTTTCGCCATTGAGAGATATCATCGACTTTGGTTTCAACCTTTTCTAAGTTTTTAGATAGGTTTTCATTGAGGGCGTTCTGACTTGATATATAAGAATCTAATCGTTCCATATAAACTGCTAAATTCACTTGTGTGTCCTTGTTGGGCACTTATCAGTCCTCACAAAATGTTGTTTATAAATTAGCAGGGGGACCGAAGCCCCCCCGCAAGTATCATCACTAAACTTATGAGTTTAGGTCAGCTATTTTTGATTGTACAAAAATGTTGTTACATCGCATCTCAGCCATAGTGTAGAGTAATCCTCTAACAACTAGTGCATTTGCTGCGAAGTAATCTCTGTTCTCTACGTACTGTGTAGGTTGAGCAACAGCGATTTCTAGGTAATCAGTATCCAAAACGTACACGTTTGAACCAAGAACTGCATCAGCTGTTGATACAGACTTAGGTGTGTCAGCGTCTGGGATAATTGGGATACCTTGATAAGTAGCCAATACTAGTCCAGTTCTTGTACCCGGGAAAGTCTTTTCAGACCCTACACCAACTTGGTACTCTTCCTGTCCTAAGTATCTTTGGTTACTGTTTAGCAATCTTTCTAAGTTGAAGTATTGGTCGTGTCCCAAAAGGATTAGTTTTGGTTCTCCACCATTCTCTCTTATTTTTTGGATTGCTGTGTCTAGTAAGTTTAGACTTAGAGCTCTTCCTGTTCCTGAGTTGTAAGAAACAGAAGCACCTGCGTTCCAAGCACCTGCTGTTCTACCACCTAGAGTTAGGTCGTAAGCTCTTGTTCTAGCTTCACCACCACCAACTGCAGCACCATCTTCTGAAATAATATCATCGATAGATGTTAAACCTGCTCTGTTGTAAATGTAAGCTACGTCACCATCAGCGAATGTAGTACCTGAAGCAACTGTAACCGCACCAGTAGATGTGTTTACAGCGGAAACAACTGAACCAGAAGTTCTGTCGTGTCCTGTAGCAGAGACATCATATTGTCCTACTGCATCACCAATCTTAAAGTTCTTAGCAATTGCTGCTGGAACTGTGAATGATGTTGCTCCACCAGCAGAAGTCAAGTAAGCTGAACCTGCTAGTAACTCTTCGTTCATTTCTTTGATGTGGTCTAACTGAGCGTTTTCGTTTTCCAACGCAAGAACATCCCCAACACCACCTTCTAGTTGTGCTGTGAATACTGATTTCACTGAAGCACCGAATGTGGTTGATACTATTCTAGGCAAGCTAGATACAGTAGCAATGTTGGAAACGTCAACTGTTGGTAAACTTCCAGTTTCAGTTACTGGTCTTGAACGGCTAGAACCTCTGTCAGTTCTTACCCTCCAACCAGCTGTGTTACCCCAGACTACTCTTGGGATAGCATTGAAGAATCTAGTTTGGTTGTTTAGTGCTTGCCAAACTTTTCTTCCGTATGTTGTGTTGAATATTCCTGTAGCAGAGTCTACTGTAAAGTAAGATTGTTTCTGAAGGTATTCTGGACCGAATACAGACTGATACAGACCTCTTTGAGACTGTGCAAGATATTCACTTAAACTTGGGTTTGCCATGTTTATAATCTCCTATAGTTTGTTTTGATTAACCTAATAGTTCTCTAGGAACACCGTCAGTGTTTCCAGTTTCTATTTGGTGTTGCATTCTTCTTAATTCAGAATAAGAAAGTTCAGCTAGTTGAGCTGGTGTGTCTTCAATAGCAGTTGATTTTTGAATAGGTGTAGAACCATCTACTCCTAATCCATTAACTACTTTTGGAGCTTGCAATCCAGTTTCTTCCCTGAATCCCATTTTTCTTAGTCTGTTTTCAGATTCTGTTTGGACTGCTTTGGAAATACTAGCTTCTGTGTCAGCAAGTTGCTTCTTCAAAGAGTCTAGTTGCTTTTGCATTTTTTCCACGTCGTCCTCATCATCGTCCATTCCCTTCTCTTCTATAGGTTCGTCAGATGCATCGTCATCATCGTCCTCTTTATACATTCCCTTCTCTTCCTTGTCCTCATCGTCGTGAGCACCTTTTTCCATGTCTTCGTCTTCATCTTCACTACCCATGTCGGCAGCTTGGATTGTGTTTTGCTGGTCTTCTATTTTAGAAGAAATGCCAGCAGTAGATTCTGAATCGTCAGAATTTTGAGGAGTTCCACCTGTTGGTTTTGCCTTTCTTTCGCCTCCACTAACGTCAGTTCCAGCATAACTGTCACCTTCACCAGCTTTCAACATTGCAACAACTTCAGTAGCAACTGATTTAACGAGTTCTGATTGGGCTTTCGCCATTTCTTTTTCGTTTTCCTCAGCTTCTGCGTCTTCCTCTTCCTTAGCCAATCTAATGTCCATTTTTTGTAGGACTTCGGCTACAGCAGCAAGAGCAAGGTTAGTTCCCTCCATTTGCTTCTCAAGTCTATCTGAGATATCTGCCATAGTATTTACCTCCTATGTCTGTTGTTTTTATTTCATTGACATAAAAGGTTGGTCTTAGCCATCCGACCCTTTAGCATAAAATATAACGTTATATTTAACGTTAGTATATTATACTACGTAAAACAGAAAATCCTACTAAAACTAGTTAGTGTTATAATATAAAACTAATTATTCTGTTTCTGGAAGACCCTTTGTATCTAATTGAATCATTTCATTACGAAAATCATATAAAGGAACTTGTAAAAGTTTTTTGAGTTTATCACATTGATTCCCTTCTGGGAGTGATGCTTCTACTAAATCTAAAATTTTGCCGACCATTTTAGAATGTCGGGCTATTATATATTCTTGTGCGGGGGTTATTTTACTTACGTCTACCATTTTGCTCTCCTCCTAGCTATCCTGAAACTTATTTTTTAATTTTATACCTAACTTAGTTAGGACTGTTTGTTCTCTTCTTGATAAGGAACTTGTATAAGATTCCCACGCCTTATCTAGCCATGGGTTCCCTTCTCTAGGGGAGTCTGTTGTGTACCAACCTCTAGGTGCCCCCTCCCACTGTACAACTCGTTTATTCCCAAAATTCCTACCATTGGGGTAACTTACAGGTCTTGATGTTTGCCCTTTATATTTACCCTCTTTGATTGTAGACGAATAATTCCTGTCGTGGTCTTTAGGTCTTTGAATGTACTCTGGAAGTTCACCATCATCCCCATCATGCACTTGTTTAGCATATGGAGCTGAATATCTAATATAAAACCCCTTACTATCGAATGAGATTGAACCTGAGTTCTTCAACCCCCCTGTGCCCCCCTCTGGAACTAACTCCTGTGCTTTATCAAACACACCATTGCCTACGAGTTTAATTAGCTCTTGTCTTAATTCTTTAGCACGGGTTTTTCGATTTTTCGGCATAATATATTATTATACTGACATTCCCCCTAAATCCGTCCATTTCTCAGGGATTTTATCTATAAACTTACGCTTACTAGTATCATAGCGGTTCAAATAAATAACATCTCTACCCACATAACCATACTTTGGGTGCCAATAAGTAACTATTTGTTTAGGTTTAGTAGCCGCTTGTAATCGTTGAAGAGCAAACTCATCTGGACCTTTCATGGTTCCACATATATGTAGCTCTCCTGTACCTATATCTAATTCATCTATTCTGTGAAAATGCCCAATCATTACACTATCAAACTCTTGCTCTAAGTCTTCATCAAGAGCACCTTCTATCTCACGCTGTAGATTCTTCCTAAATTGGAATACACTTCGTAGTTTAGTTATTGAATTTAGTATTGCTCCACTACTTCCAGCCCCCGATATACAATCTCCGTGAGTAATAAGAACTACCTTATCATGCACTTTGAATGTAGTCATAAAGCTTTTAGGAATATGGAACTCTATATTTTCTTGGTTCTTACAGAAAGAAGCAATCCATTGGTATAACATATAATCCCAATCCATGAATTTGTCTTTCATAGGAGGCTTTCTAGTCATCCTACCATGATTACCAACTACACATGGGACTTTGATTTTTGTGAAATGTGGGGCTAAGTACATCAAAGCTTGTCCGATAATACTAGCTCCTCTAATCATTTGGTCCATACAGTTAGCCATATTAGACCTAGCCAACTCTTCGTGTATGTCTCCACTAATCATGTCACCTAACATAGGTATAATTAGTTCATCTACTGGGGCTATCTGTCTTCTATAAGATGCGTGTTTTAGTATTTGGTTAGCCCAACCATACATCCGTTTATTAAAGACCTCCAAGTTGTATTCGTTCAATCCTCTCATCTGGTCTTTATACACCTGCTCACCTACATGTGTATCAGATAAAGGGGTAACCATAACTTGTGCTTGATGTCCAAATGGGGTCTTATCGGTTTTTTCGATATATTTTAGGGGTACTGATGGGAAAGCTTTGGTGTGTTGTTGTATAGTCTCTATAATAAGGTCTTGTTTAGTATCATCTTTTAAAGCCGCTTGATAAAGCTTTTTATAAAAAGATGCTTCACTCTTTTGGGTAGCAACCTTTTTATCAAGTTTTATCCTTTGGGCTAGACTATCTTCCGGATGTAAGACCTGCTCTACCTGAACTCCCTCTATCTCGCTGTCGTGCCAACGTTGAATGGTTGTTCGATGGGTTTCGGTACCGTACTCCTCGTTCATCCAGTTTACTATCGCTGTCCACGTAGCTCCTAGAGCCCTTCTTCTTATTATCTCTGATTTTGCCTGTTCTGGAATCATAGTTCCTCCTTACCTTTACTACCAATATCTTACCGCAAGTAAGACATTGTAAATCTTTATCTTCGTTTATGTACATATGTCCTTGACACTTAGTACACATTCTATCATATAATTTCATTTAAACAAAGGGGCTATCTTTATCGTCTTCTTCTTCAGCATCTATTTTACCAGCGTCTAGGTCTCTATAACCCCCTGCAACTGTTGGTCCTGTTTCTGTCCCCGAACCGTATGATAATTGAACACTTAGCCCTGCAGGAGCTACTTGCCCTGCATCCCCCTTTTCATCAGCCTTATTATTCTTTATGTTTTCTGAATCATCTAAGCTTCTAATTCTATCTTCTACATCTTTCTGAGCCACATCTGCTTCTTTATCTGGCTCTGCATCATATAACACAGGATTCCTAAGTCCATCAGTTTGTTTAGTCTGGTCATTCATAGAAGTAGATGATGTTTGCTGTCGAAACTTTACATCATCTTTTTTAAGTTCGTCTTGAACCCACTTTATTAGGTCAACTGTTGATGAAGTAAGTTCTTTCTGCATTTTTCTTTCTGGAGACTGGTCAGTTATAAACAGCCCAAGTCTTTCAACACCACTTCGTTTTTTGCCTTTACGATTTTTATCCCATCTTTTTTTACGTTCTGACCTACCACCGTAGCTAGGAGTAAACACTCCTGAGTCTTGAGACGTAAATACCGTCCCTGCACCACCACCAAACGACCCCGAAGTAGCGGCTCCGCCACCACCACCGTTTTCCTTCAGTAGTTTTTCTAATTCAGGATGAAATTTAAATGTTACTTTTTTTGCATCTTTTTTCACTGATTCACCATCCACTAATATTTCAATAGGATATATTTCATTTAATGTATTATACCAATAAGCGACTTCGTACCCACCATCATCTAATAATTTTACAAACAAACCTCTGTCATAACTTGGACCATCTTCCATATCGGTGGCTCGCAAAACCTTAGTCTCACCTCGTGGTAACAATAAGTCGTGTTTTATTTCATCAGATTTTTGCTTCTGCAAATCTTTTTTAGCGGCTTTTTTATATGAGTCGTTCTGCCCTCTGGGGTTTGTAATCCAAGACTTATTCATCTTCTATATCAAATTCGGTTGGTTCTGTTGCCTTTGGTCCTTCCTGTTTATTTCTACTGAATCTTGTCGGGTCTCCGAAAGTTGCTTTTTCAATAGTTGTTACGCCTGTAGCCGAAAGGTTTGCTATATACTCGACGTTATTTTCCGAAAACCACATCTGACTCAAGTCTGGAGATACTTGTTTTATTATCGGAGCAGCAAAACCTTTTTCATTCAACGACTGTACCCACGTCTTTGACAGGGTTAATTCGTTTTTATTAGCTCTAGCTTCAGCATACTCATCAATATCTCTCTCTTCATCAGGGTGTTTGTCCGACCAGTCAGGGGTAACCCCACCTGTCCGCCCTTTAAATTTCCTTTGTGATGGTGGAACATATGTCTTTTGCATAGCTTGGATACCCACCATGTCTGATGGGGCTTGGGCTTCTTCACCACCTTCCTCGGCTTGCAATTGTTCCATAGCAGCTTGCTCTTCAGCCTGTTGTTCTGCCATAGCTTGTTGCTGTTCTTCCATTTCTATTTGCTTCTTTTGTTGTTCAATTCCCATCAACTGTTGTTCACCCTGCATTTTAGCAGTTGGTACAGGCTCACCACTCACAACAAACTCCGCCTCATATAAATCAACATCCTGTTCTTTTAGTTTTATATCAAACCCTAATTGAGCAAATTGATTTACTATCTGTATTTTTTGTTGTGCGAAACTCAACCTAGTATTCTCAGCCTTCTCTTCAGGCTGGGGTAATTTTAAGTCATAGTCAGTTATCCCAAAAGCTTCTAATAGTTGCGGGAAAATTTTCTCGTGGAATAATCTTTGGTCTCCTTCAACTACTCTACTCATAACTACTAGTTGTTGTGTCTGAGTAGACATCCCACCAAAAGCTTCAGGAGCTCCCTGCCATGCTGGAGTAACTCCCCACATAGCTGCTACACGTTCCCTGATTTCATCTCTAACAGGTAAGTAATCCATTTCATTTAGAGTGTGGAATAGTCTTACCATGTCTACCCTACCTCTTTGGTTTCTAGCAGATACTGCTACCATAGGTATATAGTTAGGGTCCATTCTTGTTTGAGCCGCAATGTGTTCTCGTTCTTTTCGTAGACTCTCAGGGTCATCAGTAGTTACCATTAACATACTTGCAGGCATTTTTCTTTCGTAAAAATATCTGTAAAGGTTTTTATCCATACCTACTAAAGTTAAAGCCTTCTCAAAAATAGTTAGTATTGGAGACCAACCATATGTTTCTGATGGGGCAAACTTAGATAAGTGAATAATTTCGGAATCGGTAAAGTACATGTGATGACTTCTATGGTAATATTTATACATTGCTGGTTGTAGTTTTACATCACAATCTTCTTTCTCACATGTCCCTGCGGCTTCTTGAATTACTTCCCTATGAATAGGGCAAAGGAAATGAGAATTTTTAGGTAGCCCCGCTTGGTCTAAATCAAATTCAACTAGTGCTGGGTTTAGTCTTCTAATCTCTAGAAGTTTAGTTCTAACCTCTCCACCACCCACATCTTTATATTCTTTAGCTAAATACAAAAAGGCATCGTCTAGAGAGTTCACATCAAAATGAAATTGTCTAAATACCTCTTCCATACTCTGGTCAAATACGTTACAGTCTCGTAACCATTTAGTCAGTCTCTTACGTTGGTCAATGTCGGGGTTTTCTTTATTAGGTATAATTTCTATACCTCTTCTAAATACTTCCCCTGTAATATGTGTTAGAGGACCCCGGATTTCTTCAACCGATAAGGTTATAGTTTGAAGGTCTTGTACTAACTGTTGTCTGTACGCCATTTGATGACGCACCCATGTATTCACCACGTGGTCAAGACCAACTGTAGGAGCCGCCCCAGTATCTCCCTGAGATTTCATAACATCTAATAAACTAATTTGTTTATTCAAATCAGCCATTGTCTGTTGCATTTGGGGGACTTGTGGTAGATATTCAGATAATTTCATTATTAATCCCTGCTTAGTTTAGTCATATCCTGCATGGATACTAACTTTAATATATTGTCCATCGCTTTCTCTTTTAGTTGGTAGTCTTCTGAATGTTCAACATCTCGAATAACTTCAGATTTTTGTTCCTTCAACTTTAATATTTCCTCATTCAAGGTTTGGATTTCTTGGTCTCTATCTAATATTATGGCTTCAAGTTCAGCCTCACCAGTACCAAAAGTAGCATTTTCAAGTACTCCCAGACTACCGGCTTCTTTTATTAGGGCTATAAATTGTCCCTCACTAAGAGTAGCTACTGCGGGGCTATCATCAGGAATATCATCCTCAGCACTCAGCATTTTTAAATCAGCGTGCCAAGTATCTAATATTCTCCATGTCCCCTTATCATCCTTAGTTGCTATATACTGCTGACCGGAGTCAGATAACATATTCCCTATTTCTCCGTTTACCATTTTTCTCTCCTAAAATCTTCTCTATTTATATTATACTAGATTTTTCGTATTTACTTACGCAATCTTGCAAGCACTCCACCCACAAGACTTACAAGTCTCACATCCAGACTCAAATACTATGTTTGGATTGTCACAACAATCGTAGTTTTCAGCTTCGGATATTACCTGTTCTTCTAGTTCAAAACCATCAAGTTGTAACTGCTCAGATTTATTTTCAGAATTACCTTTTACAAGAACTTCTTTGTCCCTACTACCAGCTCTGTAGACAGTTATACCCTTACATCCTTCTTGCCATGCTAACATATAAGCCTTTTCTACATCTTCTATTGTAGCAGAATTATCAAAGTTTATTGTTTTAGATATACCGGAATCACAGTGTGCTTGAAAAGCTGACTGCATAAGAACATGGTCTTCCGGAGAAATCTCGGGAGCAGTAGCATATACTGCCTTAGCCCAATCCGGTACCTGCGGAGCCGTGGCTAAAGAACCACCCTCTGCTAAGTAATCCATCAAATCTTCTGAATAGAACCCATGTTTTTTAGCGTCTGCTTCAAAATACTTGTTCACATAGTTTAATGTTTTTCCTTCTAATATGTTTTGTTTTTTCCAAGCTAATGCAAATGTAGGTTCAATACCACTAGATGTGTCAGCTATCATTGATATTGTTCCTGTTGGAGCAACTGTTAGTCTGCAATGATTTCTAAACATCTGACTTGCTGCTTTGTTAAAAGGAACATTATAAGTGCTATTATCCCAAGCAGGGAAAACTCCTCGCTTATTTGCTAACTCTTGTGATTTTTCGTCAGCTATCTCACGAACCTTCTTCATCAAACCCCCGCCCACATCTCGAGCTAATTTTGACCCATAGGGGATTTGCATTTGTATTAGTAAATCAGCAAAGCCCATAACGCCTAAACCTATCTTTCGTGTAGCTTTAGTCATTTGTTCAATTTCTGGAGTAGCATATTTATTAGCATCTATTACATTATCTAGAAAATGAACAGATGTTCTTATAACATGGTCTAGTCTGTCCCAATCTATTTTTTCTTTCCAGCCATGAGTGGGCCCCTCAGACTTCTTGTAAAAAGTAGCTAAGTTTATAGACCCTAAATTACAAGACTCGTTTCCTAATAAAGGTTGTTCACCACATGGGTTTGTTGCAATCATGTCACCATATTGTTCTTTTACATGATTGTCTTTATTTACTTGGTCGAGAAATATCATTCCGGGTTCACCGTTTTTCCATGCCCCCTCAACAATCTTATTCAATACGTCTCGTGCTGATAAGCTACCAGCAATAGAATTATCATGTGGATTAATTAGATTATACTTCATGTCATTCTTAGCGAGTTGCATAAAATTAGAATCTACTCCTACAGATATGTTGAAATTGTGAATGTCCCCTTCTGTAGATTTACATTTGATAAACTCTAGAATATCTGGGTGATAGATAGACATTACAGCCATATTAGCCCCATCTCTTTTACCACCTTGAGTTATCATAGATGACACTCTAGACAATGTTTTAAGTACTTCTATTGGACCACAGGCAATACCATGTGTAGACTGAATCTTTGCTCCTCGAGGTCGAAGCTTTGAAAGGGAAAATCCTGTTCCTCCTCCGAATTTTTGTACCATTGCCGCATCGTGTGAAGCTTTCATTATTCCTTCCATGCTATCTTCTAAAGGTAGCACAAAGCATGCAGATAAAGTTCCTTGCTCTGTTCCAGCATTCATTAGTGTTGGTGAGTTAGGGACAAACTCTAGGTGCTTCATTACTGAAAAAAAGTCTTTTTCTGTTAAGGAAGCCTCAACCGGTAGATGGAGATAATCAGAATCAATTGATGCTACTGCTTTAGCAACACGTCTAAATAATTCTGTAGGGGATTCAACTATTTCTGAATCCTTATTTTTCAATAAATACCTATGTTCCAATATCACTTTGGCTTGGTCTGATAAATTTACTTCTTCTAATGCTTCGGGTTGTGTTATATCGGTTGTCATGGAACTAAGGTCCTCCTTCTAATTTATTTTTTATTTCTTATTTTCTGTGTCCGCAATAAAGGCAAAGACCTCTTTCTGGAACCCAAAAAGAAGGACTACACACCATCTCTTTACACTGAGGATTGGGTGCCAAAGCTGCTTTCTCAGATGGATTAACTGGTTCCATCTGCAAGGGATTTAAAGAAGACAATTTCTTCTGTTGGTCTTCTGTAAGTCCTTTCATCTCATCCTGCATCACTTTACGACTTTCCGGGGTTTCTCCCGGACTAATGGCATTAAACCAATCAGTCGCACTCCCTAAGTCTACAAACTTATATGCTGTGTCATGTGCTGCTTGTAGAGCCATGGCAATTGAAAAAAAAGCATCACCATGACCCATTGGTGTGTCGGGTGCTTTTAAATCATTGCTCACAGACAGGATGTGTTGCTTCTGTCGCTCATCCTTTATTAGTTTTAATATACCAGAATGAACAAATTTTTCAAAGACTCCAGCCATAGTATTTTTACTTTTTCTTGTGAAATTCATAGGTCTCCAGCGAGCGTCTAAACCACGGTCTTCTAGCTCCCCCCGAGTGTTATCAATATAGCCCCCATCTAAATCAAAGTTATCAGCAACTTCATTTAAAAATTCTATTTGGTCGGAGTAACTCCACCCGTCTAAAAAGGACGAATGTATTTGATGTAACTCCTCACCTCGTTTTCTAAACAGAACTAAATGAGATGGGTGTTTTTTCTTACCTACATCAAATCCACCAAAAATCTGGTCTCCGGTTTCCCAACCAGTGAACCTTTTAGTAGATGGGTATGACCTTAATGAGTCGTCTTCACACTTAGTGATATCCTCTTCGTTGAAATAAGACTCTGTAGCAAAATGCGGAATCAACATAAACTCTGAAGCAAAAGATTTAGGTCTAGCTTTTTGTTGTGCTAGCAAGTACTTCTCACTCATTATTTCTGGAGCCAATACTCTTCTCCCCGGCACTGGGTCTAGGGCAGGTAATACTCTAGCTTTGAATCGTTCATCACTTTGTAACTTAGCCAGTATATCGTTTGGCATCATAGGTGTACCCACAACAATGACAGGAGCATCTTTTAAAGGAATGAACATTGATTCTGTCATAAAGTGGTCTTCTACTTTAGTTATCTGTCCTATATTCAATGGGTTTTCAGGGTCTCTCAATACGTCATCGGCAATTAGTGCCCCATTCACGTGCATACCCCGTTTGAAAGAAAACAATCCACCATGCATAATTTCCATAGGTTTATTGTTTTTATAAAATCTAGCTGAGAAATCAGCCTTCGGGTTTCTGTTTATAAGAAGCTCCGGAATAATGGGGTTTCTTGCAATAGTTTTATTTATCTCAGCAATATGATATTTTGCCATACCATCACTATAAGATAGGTAAAGTATAGACATATCTCTAGGAGCCTGCAACAATCTCCAAACACTAAAGGCATGCCCTAAAATAGTTGATTTAAAATGCCCTCTGGGTAATACCCCAACATAATTCAAGCCTGTTTCTAAACATTCTTCAATATCTTCTGTAAGTAAGCTTACATGCCAAGCTTTGAAATATTCTGGGTTATCATATGAAAGAGCCCATATGTTTTCAATAAACTCTCTAAAAGTGCCTACTTCATATCGTTTTTGTTCTAGTAAACCATCGGAAAGCATATCAAACGCCCCACCGACACTAAGAATGTCTTTAGCCATTTCTATATGTCCCTATGTTTTTGTTCTATAGTCTTTAGCTTTATACCAATTCTCTGTAAGGTTTCTTGGTCTGCAATCTCTTCAATTAAGACTGTCATAATATCTTGAACAAACTCCATGTTTATCATGCCTTGTAATACTTCACGTTGCCCCTTTATTCCAATATCCGCTGCTCTAGCTGCGTCTAAAGGTCTGTCAAAGGTAAGGCCTTGTATCTCATTACCTGCTTTGTTAGCAATCTGTGTATAAGTATCTAATTGCTCTGTTTGTAGTCGAGCAAATCTCTGTCCTTCAGATTCTGCTAAGTTTCTCTGAGTATCGGCAATAGCTACTGCTTTTTGTTCACCCCATCTGTCTCTTTTAGCCCACATATAAATAGTAGGTGGAGCAACCTTGTGCTCTTCCGTAGAAACTTCGTTAGCAATATCTTTGGCTGTTTTGTCTCCCTTTAAAAATAGCTCCATAGCTTTTAATTTTATTTCATCAGGTATATGTTTAGGCATAATTATTAGTCCTTAAATTGGTCATAGATACTATTAGAGTCGTTCATTCCATACCCAGCATCAGAAACATGTTGGGAATCAATATTTCCACCCAATGGTGTTCCGTCTGAATTTAGGAATTGAGAGAAATCCCAGTATCCTGTTTTATCTGTATGAGCTGTAAAACAACTAGGAACCTTTACCTTAGACCCACCGGGTAATCTTATTTCATTGAATTGCATTCCTATCTCGCCTCTAGTACATACCCCAGCCCAAACATGTTCTTGTTCATTGATTGGTGTGTAATTTTGTCTTTTCAATAAAGTCCCTGTAGTTCTTTGTAAATTTTTTACTTGTTGATTACTACCACATTTAGCAAACTTACACCAAACAACAGCCCCATACTCTTTTTTTACATCTTCAAGAGTAGGTAATTTCTTAGGAAATTTGTCTTTGTAATCTCTTTTTGTCTCTTCCTTTTTACCCGGAAAAGCCATAGTAAATCTTCTTACAACTTTCTGTAGTCCACCTGCTATACTCATACTAGAACCTCCTTTTGTTCCATAACGCTATGCATGCTGCATCAGCGTAGTCTTGTTCGGGGAATTTATCTCCCCACTTTTCTTCAGCAAATCTTTTGATTTCATCTTTTTTTACATTACCTTTCCCAACAACATCTTTTTTCCATGTATTATTATCTACACGAACTGTGGGAATACCTTGTAACACTAAGACTGCCCATACTGCCCCAACAACGCTGGCTAGAGTTCCAACCACACTTCTGTTTTGAGCAAATATTGATGCTTCTATTGTTGCAAAGTCTATATTATTTATTGTACTAATTTCCTTAGAAAAATTGGTTATCAACTCGGGAAACCTTTCAGGGAATGATTTTTTTGTATCACATCCCCATTTATACAGAGCTACTATTTCTTCGTCAGGATTTACAGCTGCCCCATGAATTGCCTTACTAGAAGTATCTAAACCTAAATATATCATAGTCTATCCCCATTTGTACGCAAGGTGACCACTCTACTAACAGTATTATAAGCAGTTGTATAAGTATTTAGTAGCCCTTCTGTCTTTTTTAGTGTGGCTTCTTGGTCAATAATTTCCCGTCTCAGTTCCCTTAGAACTTCGTGGGTGTCCATAATCTCACCTTTTAATTCATCTCTAGTAGGCTTTTTCTTATCTTCTTCTTCATACATTTTGACAGTTCTATACAAAGCCGTGCTATAACCTTCATCGAAAGCTGCATTCAAAGCACCTACTTTAGATTCAATACCAGCTATTTTAGTTTCTAGATAAGCTTTGTAACCACCATACATAGCTAAGAAATCAGCTAATATTTTATTATCATAAGTGTTTAATTTAGAGAACTCTAAGGTTTCATTCTCTTCTAAGTCAACAGTTAGTGGTGGTAACCCCAAAGAATCAACTTCTTTTTGGGCTTTCCCTAGAGCTTTCATTGGTGTCCATTCTGTCTCACGCTCCTGCATATTAGTATCCCTCCACTTTTCTACAATTACACCACGTTGCTCCTGAACACTTCTCAGGGGGCATCAACATTTCTTGAATATTAAAACAACGTCTTAGTATCTCATCCCATTGAATTGGGTCTTTATCTACTAAAAACGTTTTTATTTTCTGGTCGTTTTTGTTTTCATATAAAACTGTACCTTGACCATAATCTCCCATATTTAAATACATTTGAATCTGTATTTGATGTTCTGGTTTAGGTTTTTTTAATTTAGCAAAGCCTGCTGTATTAATAGATTTCAATTCAATCGGATGTGTACCGAATTTATAATGGTTGATTAAAAAGTCAATTCTTCCAGAAATGGGTGGTATTTCTTGTTTTACTGAAACTTCTCGGTCTATTAAGATATTCAAACCTTCTAACCACGAACCAACCCTTTCTTCTAAAAAATTACCATTTTGAAATATTCGTTCTAATTTAGCTGGTAATGGTTGGTCTGCCATTTTACCATGATAGCATAACCATACGTATCTATCACATGGATTGCTAATTACAGACGGGTGGAAAACACCACCTCTAGGAGCAAACATTGTGCCTGTTAAGTAATCATCAATTATCTCAGATAACCACATATCCTCTGTTGCTGACTTTTCTTTTATTTTTATTGGCTTAATTTGTTCAATGCCTGCCATAATTGTTCCTTTATATCTTTTTTAGTGATTGCTGTTATGTGAATAATATCTTCTATCTCAGGATACTCTTTCAAATCTTTATCTCTTTTGCGGTCTCTTTTTATATTGTGTCCATATATTCCATCAGCTTCAATTACTCTTTGTATCTCTGAAACATAAAAATCTACTGTATATGGAGGAAAACTTGTTTGTTGTGAATATCTCATACCAAATTCATCTAAGCAATCAGCAATAATATTCTCTTGTTTAGTATATTCTTTAGGGGGTAAGTTCATTTTGTAACTCTTCAAACAAAGTTGGTGTTTCTAAAAATAACCCTTTCAAACCATTCATGCCCTGTATTTTAGTACCCTTATAGGTGTACCATGTCCCTGATTGCTCGATTGCTCCTTGATTAATGCCCTCTCGCATAAAAGTCTCTATAACATCTATGCCACCACCTGCTTTGAAGGGTACCACAGCTGCGTTCCAGTGCTCACCACCTATCTTAGACTTATGCATTCGTATCTGCATGTCGAACCCAACTCGTCTGTCCTCACCGTCTATTTTTTCATTTATCCAACCATCCCGTCTAACTTCCAACATTGCATGAGCATAAAAAGTCTGCCCTTGACCTCCCGGCCAAGTATTTCCTTGTCTTCCGATGCCTCCAATGCTTTGTCTCTGTTGGTTTATAGCAATAAACGCTGAACCATTCTCTAGGTACGGGAACAGTTTTGGAAAAGCACTATTTACAAATCTTCCTTGCCAAGCCATTGGGTTGTAATCAAAGTTACCCTTCTCAACTTCTTTTGTTATATCTTTGGGTACTAAGGCTGCAATACTGTCCAATACAACTACAGCAACACCCGCCTGTAACCCTTCCTTAAGCTGTGCCATTGCTTCCTCACCGTTAAGAGGTTGAGATATTATAATTTTAGATTGGTCTACACCACATTTAGTCATCCAGTCTTTATCATAAGACCTTTCTGCGTCTATCCACATAGCCTCTCCGCCTTCTTTTTGGGCACTTGATACAGCTAAAGAAGATAAATATGATTTACCTACATTAGGAGGACCATAGATTAGTGTAAATCGATTCTTAGGGAGTCCCCCGCCTAATAACTGGTCTAACTGAGGTAAATGAAATGGTATTTTTTCTACCTCTGGCACATCTTCTCCTAAAGAAAACTTTAAATCTTTGTTTTTTAATAGTTTTTTAATTGCACTATCTGCGTCTTTATCCATCTTGTTGTCTCCTATGTATAGATTCTGCCCATGAAAAATAAGTAGCGGCTAATTCAATCAACTCAATAAACAATTTAGTGTCATTTCGATTGAAAATCTCTTTCACAACATCTCCATTTTTATCAGTTGTTATAAGATTCCACCAAGAATCATCGTGGTCTTGTGTTCCATATACTTTTGTTTGTCGTTCTTTTTCTGCTAATACAGCTTCTAATATACTCATACTAGAAACATTAGATTTATTTGGAGTCATCTAACATATCCTCGATTTGTGTATCTACTTTTCCTTTTATAAAGTCCCACACAACATCGGCTACTTTTTTAGATTCTTCTAACTGCGGTTCTATTGGTAAATCAGTATCTATCTGGTCAACAGATAAGTCTACTCTCCCATATTGGTTTTGTTCTAATGGACCTACTCTAAATGTAAATCCTAAATGTGCACTAACTTTTGGCATCATCTTCTCCTTTGTCACTAAAATGCAACAGTAACATTGCATAGTGTATTATTTTTAATATATCTTTTCTCGGGGTTCCTTTTTTATCATATCTTGAAGCATACTTTAGTATGTTGCTCCTGCAAAATGCTTTAGCATCACCACAGGCTTCTATAAAGTCTAATGTTTGGACTTCACCCTCACTGTAGTGTTGGTCATATGTGTTATTCACATACTCACTTATTTCTTTTATTATTTTGTCTTCGTTGTACTTACCCATAGTGTTTATATCTTATCAGTTTTTATGTTTATTTTCAAGACCAAACTACCCCGTTGGAGTCTGTCGTTGGAGCATCATCCCAATCTACAAGGTCATCCATAGTTAAAACTTTTAGTTCCTTCTTATTCGCCCAAGATGGTGTACACAACTCCATATCAACTTTTAGTGGTATGTCCAAAGTATTTGTCTCAAGTAACTCCCTAATTGTAAAGGGTACAGTCTCTAATTCGGAATCATGTATCTCACATATAATTTCATCATGAACCTGTAATAAAATATTGCTTTTTTTATCATCTAAAAATTTAGCAACCTCAAGCATACGTTCACTCAAAAGGTCAGCACTGGTTCCTTGGACGAGATAGTTTACTCCTTTGTAAGCAAATTGTGGGTTAATTTGGTAAACCCTACCATACTTATTACGGATTTTACCCACTCTCTCAACCTTTGCAACAACTGCATCGAAGAAATCTTTTGAACCCCGCATACCCTCAAAGTATTGCCTTTTAAACTTCCCGGCTTCTCTTGGAGAAGTATTCAACTGTTGGGCTAATTTCTTATTACCAATACCATAAATAGTACCAAATGTAATAGCCTTAGCATACTGACGATATTCCTTGAATCTATTATGTGACTCATCTATTTTGAAAGCAAGTTTTGCCGCTTCACTGTGGAAGTCTACATCTGTTTTATTTAGAATGGCATCAATCTCAGGGTTTCTAAAATATGACATAAATACCCGAACTTCCATCTGACTATAGTCAAACCCAACTAAAGAGTATCCTTGACGTGGGATAAACAATCTACGTATAGCTATCTGGTGTTTATCTAATTCATCATATGATTCATCACCAATAAAAGACCATGTTGCTAATACATCATCAGATAACTCATTATCTATGGTAATACCCTTTTGGGCAACCATAGCCGAGATTTTACCTCTCATATCAATCTTATCTTCTTCTGTTAGTTGTTTCTCTACCAATTTAAAGTGGTTACGAGGAATGTTTTGTAAGTTAGGCTCTCTACTAGATAGTCTCCCAGTTGCTGTACCCCAATTACAAAATGAAGTGTGCATAGTATCTATTTCTGTATATGGTAATATATATGTAGATTTCAGCTTCTCTAGGGTTCGATACTGTCTTATTAACCCCGCCATTCTATGATTGATATTTATTAGGGCAGCCTCATTCCAAGAATCTTGACCCTTAGATGTTTTTACAGGCGACTCAATCCCCATAGAATTAAAGACCTCACCTATCTGCTTAGGACTTGATATATTGAACTCGTCTTCATCATGTTTTTTAGACGACATTGGAATATCATGATTCCACCTTTTACGCACAGATATTTTCAGTATCTCGTCCTCAACCTCAGCCAATCTACTAGTAATTAGCTTTTCAACTCCTAAAGCATAGTGTTTGTCTACCGAAATACCTCTTCTTTCCATGGCATAAAGAACTTTAGTTAATTCACATTCCATAGTAAAGATATCGTTTTGTCTACTATCTTCTATCTTTTTTAAGTAATCGTTATAAATTCTACTCGTAAGTCTTACGTCTTCTTGACAATACTCACCTAATATATCTGCTGGTGCCTTTGAAAAATCTCTAAACCACCCTTTATTAGATTTTAGGACCTTTTTAGTATCATCATCATACTGTATAGCCTCTTGCCCATAATTACGCTTACCTGTAGCCGAAAGACCCAATTCTTTGGTATCAGAATGTTCTATCAATCGAACCATAACTATAACATCTATAAGCTTTTTGTCTAAAACTGATAGTCCCTCTTTTTCCAAAAAGTGCAAATCAAACTTTAAGTTATAACCTATGTAAGATTTTACCGATTGGTTTAAAAGAGATATTAGTTGCTGTAAGGACTCACTAGATAAATTATTACCATCGTGGTGTCTAAAGGGGTAATACTGAGTAAGGCCTTCTTTTTTAGGTTCTCCGACACCAATCCCACATATTTGGTTGGTGCCAAAAGAGTTTAATCCGTTTGTTTCAACATCCACAACCAAGGTCGGTGCTACCTCTAATACCGACCTCAGCTGATTGACATTCTGTTCAAATGTTTCTTCGGTTACTGCAGCTTCTTTAGAATAAAGGTTGTTCTGAATCATCAGAAGTTGCTGCGTTCTTTGCTATATCCATAGCTGCGTCTGCGGAATTACCGTATCTCTCATAGAAATAATCTAGTAGTGGGGGTAGTTCTGCAATATCACTTTGTCTTTCTGCAGGTATCTCATCGTTTTTAGGGGTAGCTGTAATAGAATAAGAAGTCTCGTACATTCCTTGACCAGTTCTTTTTATTCTTATAACACCTTTATTTAATGCTCCCCAATCACTATAAACCTCAACTAATTGGTTCCATATATAGTCACTTCTACCAAAAGTCAAAGCAATGATACGAAAATCATTTACATCTTCTCTAAACATTTTTTTACCTGCCGGACCATCGACTTCAACCCAGTCATCGTTTCTCTTCTCTTGGTGCATTATGTTGTGAACATATGCCCAAATTGCAAATTTGTGTGATGCTCTAACATCATCAGGAACGATAGAAGTATCTACTCTCTCGTCTTTCAATAAATTTACAAACTTATTGCCTGCTCTAAAGGTGTATAGATAAATTTCTTCTAAAAAATTATCGTTGTCAGCCCCAGTAGCTAGTGATGATAAAAATACTTGGTCGCCATCTCTGAACCAAATCTCTTTACCCGGTGTAAAGGCAACGTCAGGTCTTTTAGAATCCTCACGCCCTTGTTGTATTCTTGTTATTCCACTCATGTTGTTATCTCCTTATATTAGTACTTTGCTTGTTAGTACTGAATGTAATATATCCAAATCAGTAATTTCTTGCAAGTCTTTGTATTTTTTTGGAATGTTTAAATATGATATCAAAAATCTATTGCCCATGTCAAGTGTAGCTTTTTCCATTCCCTTTTTTCCCGCCTCATCATTATCTAATGCTAGTACTAATTCTGTTGCTCGTAATGCACTTAAAAGTTCAATCTGTTTTTTAGATAAAGAGGCTCCAAGTAATGCTACAGCTGAGTACCCCTGCTGACTGAGCCACATACAATCTAAGGCCCCCTCGACTATATATAAGGTCTCTACATCTTTTAGTTTGTTTATACCAAATAAAGTCTTTGATTTAGAAAAACCCTTTGAAAATAAGTACTTTGGTACTGCCTGCGTTCGTCTTGTTATCCAACCTATAATCTCTTGAGATTGGTTCTTAGCCGGTATCATAAAATCTAGAAAATTGTTAGTTTTACAATCCCACTTTGAAATAGTATCTTTGGTGAATCCTCTTTTATATATCCAGTGTCCGTCCGGGACATCTAAGATTACTTCCGGTTTTTGATAAGGGAGTTCTTTGGAAACTTCTTTTTCCTCGTCCCCAAAGAAAAGTGGATTAATTTCAAGAGAATTAGTATCTATTTGACTACCAACCTCAAGATTAATTTCTTCCCAAGACTTGCCTGAAATCTTATGGAGAAAGCTTTTTAGACCTCCTTGACCACAACCTGCAAAACAAATCCAAGCTCCCTTATCAAGATTGATTGCACAAGACTCTTTTCTATCTTCATGAAAAGGGCAATGTATTACAATCTGTTCTTCATTTGGAATGTCCACCCCATATTTAGTTAATATAGAGTACCAATCTACCATTATCTATCCTTTTTGTTTTTTCTAAGAAATAGAACAACTTCGTTTCTATAACCATTTTCATCTGTAGCAATACCTTTTCTGATATCTCCTACAGTAATGTCAATGATTGGTCGTCCATCTCCTTTGCTTCTAGTAGATTTTACAATGATATGACTATCATCTTCACTTCCACCAAGCCAATCGAAAATTCCCATATTAAACCTCCTGTTTAAAAGTCTCCTCCCCCATCGTAATCGGGTATTTCATGTATCTCACCATTGTTGACTGACCACTCCATATAGGTTGTATCTCTCGGCAATTCACCATCCCGATATTTTTGGAATTGCACTAGTCTTTTGGTGTCGACCTGCTTTTGCATTAGCGATGAAGCATCCGCTGAATCTTTCGCTACAGCACACATAGCTATTGCTACGTCAGCAGCCCTTATCAAAGCATCTCCAAAAGCCACTTGGTCCGCCCTTGGGGGAGTAAACATATTAGAAGCATCCCGGGTAGCCTGTGTTGATACCATGATTGGAGTATTTGTTGCAGTTGCTAGGTTTTTCAATCCATAAAACAATGCATGTGATTGTTCCCAAGCAGCTTTTTTTGAATCGCTTGTAGCTACCAAATAAACCCCATCAATAACTACAAATTCAGGATTATGTTTTCTTACTAATCCTGCAATTGATTCCAAAGATATACCCATCTGACCGGAAATATGGTCACAAACGAGTAAAGATTCTGTATTAGACTCTTTTAAGTACTTCGCATAGAGTTCCTCATCTATAGGGTCTCCTCGTCTAAGAGCAGTGTGGGAGAAATTGTAGTCCATCATTTTTGCTAATACCACATCAAGTCTCATATTTATAGCAGTTTGGGGCATTTCTGTAGAAATCAAAAGAGTTCTATGTCCTGCCTTTACTGCAGTAGCTGCTGCATGAACGCATAACCATGTTTTACCAATAGTCGGTCTTGCGAAAGCTGCTATTAGTTCTCCCGGATTCCAACCCACTCCAGTGGTATTTATAGTCTTGAAACTCGTAGGTATGCCCATCAAGCCATCACCCATCTCTCGTTTCATTGTTCTCTCTCGCCACTCCTCTAATCTAGATGTATCTCCTTTATCAAAGGTTTGCACATCCTCATCATATACTATTTCAATATCTGTCAAATCCACCATCAAGTTTGTAATGGCTTTTTTTGGATTTTCATTAATTAAATTTACTTGCTTATTAACAGCATTACGCAAAGTCCTTTGTAATACGTGGCCCTTAAATTCTTCAACTGCATATTCAAAATTAACGCTGTTAGCCTTGATGTCCAAATTAGGAAACTTTTCGACAATAGCTTCCGGAGTTGCGAACACTCCATACTTATCAAAATGTTTAATAATCCAATTATATGCTTTACCATGTGCCGCAAAATCTTTTTCTGTATGCTTAAACGTACGTAATTTTGTTTTATTATCAAGGTTTAGGATTATAGCGGATTCAATATAATCATAACTAGCCATCTGTTTCTCCTGTAGTGCTATATAACACTCTATTATTATTAGAATATATATAGTATACTACATCAGACGTATCAAGGTTGTCAATCTCTGCTTTGGCTTTTTCAAAATCTGCATAATACCCTACAGTCCAGAAATCTTTTAGGTCAGCAGATGATGCAATTACCCTAAACTCTTGCTCCTCCACTACGCCCCTTTTTTGGCTTTGTGGTTTTCTTATTAGCCCTCTTTCTCGCCTTGTTACCCGCCTTCGCATTGGCCCACTCCTTTAGTTCTTTAAGTATAATTTTTCTTTGAGCTCTCTGGGTAGCAGATGGAAACCATACTGCATCTAAAATTAAGAATCTTTTCCAGAGTTTTTTTATTTTTGAATCTCCCCACCTAGTAACTGAATAATAAATAATTGGATTGTGAGGGGTTATATAATACTCAATACCTGCTACAAAATAAGGTACATTTACATTATGGTCATTATTTATAATGCAATTAAGAACTGCTGCAGCTACAGGTGCTGACCCCTGCTCATCAATTAGATTTCTAAGTAAATGCATTTCATTACCTATAAATCCTGCTCCAGAATATTCTTTGTTGTGTTTTTCTTTATATAAATTACCGAATAGTTCGTAAATGTCTCTAGCATTTAATTCATTAAAATTCATCAGTCTCTGTTAGTAAATCTGTAAATTTCTCTCGTATAGAGTGACGTACTTTATAAGAAGACTCACCAAGTTTCTTTGTAATCTCATCCATAGTAAGTCCTTGTAGTTTGTACATTACAAATTCTTTCTCCTTGTCTTGCAGTTTCGGGTCCCCGTTTTCATCATTTGTATGAATAAGTAGTTCCATATCAATCTCCTCGTATTCTTTCTCTTCTTTAGATAAAACTTTTGAAATTTCTGATGTATAAAATCCTGAATCATTAATGTCATATGGATTATTGTCAATACTAACAAAATTTGGATGTCTTTGGGCTTTTGTAATAAGAGTACGAATAGTATTTACCAATGAAGTGTGTAGATATGTGTGGAATATAGCTCCTTTACTCTCATCATACTTCTTAGCGGCCTTTGTTAAGGCAATACGAAGCTCTTGAGCTATGTCTTCTCGGTCCATACCTGCAATATAGGTATTCCCAACCATTTTCATAATTTTAGGTTCCCACTGTAATATTAAGTCGTTATTAATCTGCATTATTTACTTGTTATTGTTTTTATCCCTACTGGGATTTATTACAGTGTATTACTATTATATCATATTTTGTAAGAAATACTACGAATTTCGTTAATAAATAGCCCTAATTAAACCGATTGCTCCTATGTTTGTGAAAACATTGTTGTGAACAATAGTTTTTTCCATAGCCTCTGTGGTATTTGTGTACTATGTCGGCTCGTTTCCTATAAAAGGGAACCCTACAATAAGTACATGTAAGTTTTATGTTATAGTATTGGAAGTGGCAAGTACCTTTATGTACTAATGTTGTGCTTAGTTCTTTACATACTAAACAGTATCTAGTCCCTTTTTGTCTTTTCGCCCGAATAGTAGGTATATCATTATTTTTTAGTACCTCATGTATGTATTGACGAGATACTTTGAAGGCATCTCCTATCTGTTGTAAGGTGTCGTGTGGATTATCGTATCTATATTGTATGATTTTAGAAATCATCTGTCGTTTTGAGCGACAACTCATAGTTTTTTACCATTTCACTTAGGCCATCTTTCCAATATGCTGCAATAAAAGCCGCATCTATAGTTGATGTTGATGGTGCTACAGACCATCCACCTTTTATATAGCCAGATGCTGCTATAATTCTGTCCCATTGAGCTTCGGTAAATGTCACTGTTATTGTAGTATCAGCCATTATTTATTCTCCTTTAGTTTTTCTATTTCTTCTTTTAGTTTTTTTATTTCCATTAATAAGACCACAGATAATCTATCATAGCTTAAAGAATTTGGTTTTCCTTCTTTATCATAAATTACCAACTCTGGAAAAAGCTCATTGACTTCTTCTGCAATTAAACCAAACCCTTTTTCCCCTTCTACTATTGAATTTTCATTAGTTTCATAATCTACTGGTCTTAAATCATATACTTTAGAAGAATCTAATGCAGTATCAACAATGTTTTTCTTATATCTTTCAGATGAAGTATATTGAAATAACATATTAGTACTAGTATTTTGATGTATAGCATTACCGGCAACTCCACTTGAACCCAAAACAGCAACTAAACCACTTTGAGAAAAATTAAACCGATAG